AATGTCTCCGTCAGAGTAGTCGGCTTCCAGCCCGCTGAGACCGGACAGCTCCGCACCGCCCAAGGGCAGTGCCGGATCGGAGTCTCCTGCCAGCGCACCGGCTACCGCCGCTGCCGCCAAAGTGCCATTTGCCAGGGCAGTTCCCTCGCTGTCCGTGGAGCAGGGAGCCACCAGCAGCATTCGCTCGCTGTTCAGGCTCTTGGCTCTCTCCACCAGCTTGGACACCGTTTCACCGGATTTGGGCGCCACCACGCCGATCCGCTCCTTTCTGGCCGCAGCGCAGTCCTCCACATGGGCTTTCACCGCACTGTGAACCGCTGCGTCACCGCTGTCGCAGATCACCACGGAAATATCCTCCTGTGCTGCCAGCACCGCCAAAGCGGAGGTATAGGCAGAGGCAGCGGCACTGGTGCCCAATGCCACCGGCACAGCCACCACGGCAGAAGCGCCGTTTTTCAGGGCCATCCGCACCAGCTCCGCCAGACCGATTCCGGTGGTGCTGGAGCCGTAGGCAGTCTCCGCCTGAGCGGCAGAGGTAAAGGTGGTGGCTTCGCCCACCGTGCCGGTGACGGCGCAGCCCACCGCACCCACCGTCTGTCCGCTGCCTCCTCCATACACCACAGAGGACGCATCAAAGGAGGAATACACCCCCGGACGCTCGTGATTTGTACTCATACGCTTGTGTCTCCTTTCACAATAAACTCGGTGATCTCCTCGCCATCCTCCTGGGTGGTGAGATAGCACCAGGCTCCTGTCACCAGCTCCGCCGAGCAGGTAAGACAGTCGGCCTCACTGTCATAGCGAACGTCGCCGCAGCACAGCTTTTCCACCGTCAGTCCCTCTGGACTGCTGAGACAAAGGGCCTGACCCAGCTGGGCAAAGAGGGCGTGGCACTGCTCCGCCTCTCCCTTTGGCGCATAAAGATCCAGGCCAAAGGTCAGCGCCAGCTTCCGCCCATAAATGGGAATGCGCAGCGTGCCGCCTTCCTCCACCCGCTCTCCCAGGTAGTTCTGTTGGCCTAAGGAAGCAAGCTCCAGGGATTTCAGGGAAACCACCGCCACCGCCTTCTTGTGCGCCTTTCGGCTCTCCTTTTGCCAGGCGGGAATGGCGTGAATATCCTGACTCACCAGATAGTCGATGAGCCCTTGCTGCACCTGTTCCAATGTCATGGGCAATCCTCCTCCTCATCTCTTGGGGTGACAATGGCCCACCAGTAGGCCTTTTCTTCTCCCCAATACAGGGGCTCCGCCGAGCGGATGGAGTAGGCGTTTCCGCCCAGCTCCACCCAGCTCAGCTGCTCCGGTGCCCAGTCCGTCCCTATGGCTCCATAGAGGCGGAACCGAGCTCCATCAAAGCTGCCCAGCTTGGAGGCCTGCTGCCAAGGGTCATCTCTGCTCTGGGAGAGAAAGGGCTGTAGGGAGCCCAATCCCGTTCCCACTCCTCCATCTTGAAAATGGAGGGTCAGCTGCTGTCCCTGCGCCGAGAGAATGCGCTCCACCTGCTGGGCAATCTTCATGACCTCACCCCCACAAAGGCAAAGCCGGTGGGATACACATACCCCTTCAGCAGCCGGAACGCCTCCTGCCGCAGGGCAGCGGCAGTCTCTCCCGGACTCTGCCCGGTGACGGACAGATCACCCAGGGTATAGGAGGAGGGAGCGGGACTCTGTACCCCAGCCTTTGCTCGCATCAGGAGGCTGATGGCCAGGGCATAAAGTTCCGGGCAGTCCGTTTCCGGATCAGCGCCGGGTTTCAGGTGCCCGGAAAGCTCCACCTCGCAGGCCAGGCTCAGAGCAGGAAACAGGGCCATATCAAATTCCCCACCTGCCTGGAGCAGCGCTGCCACTCGGGTCAAAGTGTCCTCTCTCATGCCAGGGTCAGCACCTTACCTGCGTCCTGGAACAGCTTGGCAAAGCCTGCAATGGAGGTGATGGCAGCCCGCTCCAGCTGGCGGTCAATGAGCTTGTCATATTCCACCATCACAGAGGAGCCCTGCACCATTTCCAGAGCGTAGTTCTTGTCCAGGCCGATGAGGGTACCGGCAGGCACCGCAGAGGAACGGAGGAGGGTAGCACCCAGGGGAGTGGTCAGCTTACCGGTGCCCTGGAAGTTCAGGCCGGTCAGCGGGTTCTGGAACTCGGGCATTTTCAGCAGCTGCACCATCACATCGCCGGGCACCAGCAGGGTGTTCATCTCATAGGGCTCAAACTGGGCCCAGAAATTCACCAGAGCGTCATAGCTCAGGGTACCGGCAGTGCCGCCGATGTTGGCGTCGCCGATCTTGAAGCTGTCGGCGGGATTGCCGTTGCCGTCGCCATTGATGATCACGTTGATGGCATCTTCCAGGTGCATCCGGTTGATGTAGGCGCCGATCTGCCGCAGGGTCACGGTGAACAGATCCAGCTTCTGGAAGCGAATGGCCTCGTAGGAGCCCACCAGCATTCTGCCACGCTTGTGGAGCTTCACCAGGTTCTCCTGGGTTTTCACGGTGGTCTGAGGAATCTCAGCGCCTTCGGCCACTCGTTTCAGGGACTTCATATCCTCGCTGGGCACAGAGGCAATGGAACGGTAGTCCATGCCGTCAAAGCTGGTGACGGTGGCGGTGATGGAGGGGAGAATGTTGCTCTCCTCCATGCCCTGCTGAATGGAGCGGGCGATGTACTCCGGGAAGAGCACCGAGGAGTCGGAGGTGCGGAAGAACTTTTCCACCGTGTCCGAACCGGCGCCCTTCACCTTAATGTCAAAGCGCTTCAGCTGGCGCTGATAGGCGTCCAGACCCTCCAGGGGAGTGCCTCTGTAGTGCTCGGAGGGATCCTGTGCCTCCAAAACCTGGGTAAAGGTGCGGCCGCTTTCGCCGTACATTCCCTTTTCCAGCTTCAAAGTTTCAAATGTATATGCCATTTTTTCTTCCTCCTTACAGATAAATCACAGCGGTCAGTGCGTTGGGATCGGTGGATACCACCAGGGCATCCTTGCCGGTGTCAGCGGTTTTCACGCCGCCGGCTCCATCGGCAGCCAGGGTCACATAGCCCAGAGCGGGACAGCCGGAGGCGCAGCTGACGGTGACAAAGCCGCCCATCTGCACCGCTGCGGTATCCTCCTCCAGGGACAGCACCTGTCCGAAGAAGGCCTCGCCTTCCTTGCAGGGAGACACCGTACCCTGGTCGGAAATCTTCACCAGATCACCGGCCTTGGTGTCCTCGGTGGCCAGGAAGGTCACCACGACCTCACGGATTCCGTCAAATGCAATGTTCATAAAAATACTCCTTTCCGTTTGTTAAATGAGAAATGGGGTGTCCGCTTCCCGCTGAGGAACGGACTGCTTGCTTCCGGGCAGCTGCGTCACGGGAGGATAGAGGGCATTCAGCTGCTCCTCGTAGCCCTTTTTCAGGGCCAGCAGCTCCTCCTCATCCAGCCGCTCCGCCATGCGCTGGCGCATGGCCTTGTCTACGCCATTGCGAGCCAGACCACCCAGCCGAACCACCTCCTGCCGAAGAGCGGCCAGATACTTCCGACCCAGCAGACTCTCTTCCTCCAGCTGCTCCACCTGGTGCAGCAGCTCCGGCGCACCGGACAGATATTCCTTCAGGGTTGCGCCAGTCTGGTGAAAGCCCTTCACCACTCCTGCTCTTGGCTGAGCAGGCACCGCCACAAAGCTCCACTCATAGGCATCGGTGGGCTGCTTCAAAATGCCGTAGCACAGCTCCTCGCCGTACCAGTGGCCCTTGGTGTGGCAGCAGTGCTCTCCATCGCCCAGCGGTGCGCCGCAGATGGAGCAAACGGTCTCCGCCACCGCGCAGGAAACGGACACCTCCTTTTTGATGCCGCCCTCGATCTCTCGGATCAGGTCGGCGTTGCCCTCGGTTCGCACCATGTAGGCGTAGGCTTTCAGAGCGGTGTAAGGCTCGCCGCTGACGGTGGGCTGACTGCGATCCTCCACCAGCTCGGTGCGGTAGATGCGGGCAGCCTGACCGGAGGCCTGCCACTGGTGGTCAAAGATGCCGGTTTTCCCCACAAACAGCTTGGCGAGAACGCCCAGCGCTTCCCGGTCAAACCGCTCAAAATCCCGATCCACCTCGTTGTCACAGAGCTGCACCGCAAAGGTATAGACCTCCTCCGCCGTCAGCGGCTTTCGGGACAGGGTGTTGATCAGCGCCAGATCGCTTTCCTCCAGGGGACACCCCACCTCTGTCATTGCTTCTTTGTATAGCTTCATTCATTTCCCTCCAATAGATCGTCCACGGTGGTGTGATCCGTCTGATCCAGGCGGTCACATTCCAGCTTTAGCTTTCTGGCCTGCTGGAGATACAGCGCCGCCTTGGCATCATCCACCTGATCCTGTAGGTTGATCTCCTCCCACTGGATGGTGACCTGAGGGTCATAGCCGTGGAGGAGGAGCCATCCCTCGCAGACCCGCTCCAGCACCGGCTCCAAGGTGCGCCGAATGGCGTAAAGCTCGCTGGTCAGCATATCCGCCTGCTGGGTGCTCATTCGTTCGGTGGTGGACCAGCTGAGCCCCAGCATAAAGGGCGGAATGCCCGTCCGGGCGATGAGTTGTTCCAGAATCTGCCGCACAGGAACCTCTGCGTCCAGCACCTGGTTGTCTGCGCCGATGGCCTTGATGTCCACATCGCCTACGGCAACGAAATCCCGCACCCGTCCGTTTTTGCTGTCCTGCATGGCGGCGCTCCACTCTCGGGCGATGATCTCGCTGCGCTCCTGGGCGGTGTCTCCGTCCAGCTCGCTCTCACCGGGCTTGCAGATCACCGCAAACCGCACGTTGCCCATTCTCTCCCAGTTTTGCCCGGTGGCGGTGTACACCTTCATGAGAATATCGGTGAGAAAGGGCATACTCCTCAGCAGCGATACCCCGTAGGGCGCATCCGCCTCCGGGTTAAAGGGAGTGAAGAGGAGCAAATCCTGCCGAGGAAAGGGAGTGAGCATCCCCCGCTCATCATACCCACAGAGGGAAAATTCCAGCGGGGTTTCTCCCTCCTGAACCTCCACATCTGCCGGGTTGCCGCAGAGCACGGCGGCAATGTCTCTCCCATCCCGGGTCAGCACCACTTCGCCCACTCCTTGACCGCAGGTGAGCATGGTGTCCAGATAGCAGTCCAAAAAGGACTGAATGCCACGCTGTCCGTGTCCGGTGGGCACTCTGCGGAGAAATTCCTCCAGCTCTCGCTGGGCTCCTTTCTCCGGGCAGAGCGGGGAGAAGCCACCCACCAGCCGAATGATTTTGAGGATGGCCGCATCCACCGCCGGAACCGCCTCACGGATGCCACGGTAAAGGCCGATCTCTCCCTTTTGCAGGGGAACATATCGATCCAGCATCCCAAAGGGGTGCCGAGTGCCATCCCTGATCTGCACGGCGGTTCCGGCTACCCCAGAGGTGGCCTCCTGCTTTTTTCTTCTCATGTCACCATTCCTTTCTTCCGCCCAATCCTCTCCGGCGCAGCGGGGCGGATGCGCCCAGCGCCAGGGTTTCCTTCTTGCCCACCACCGTGGCCGCAAAGTAGCGGATGTCATCCATGGCGTGGTCAAACTCCTTGCGCACCTGATCCCGACCTGCACCGTCCTCCCATCGGTACTGATGAAATTCCCGAATGGCATCGGTGCAGGGAGAGCAGATCACCAGGGTTCCGGCCTGCAGCAGGGAAGCGGTGAGCCGGATCCCTGCCAGCACGTCATTTTTTGCTTTCTTCACTCTCCAGCCCTTTTGCCGAAGGAGGGTGATAAAGCTGGCGGCAGACGGGTCAACCACCACCAGGCGGATGTTTCGCCCACCGGCCAGAGTGCGAAGCGCCTCCTCATACTCTGCATCGGTTTTCTGGCGACCCTCTCGCCGTGAGTCATAGTAATACTCCTCGACTCGGTACCATTTTTCCCCCACTCGACCCCACAGGCCGAAGGAGGCAGGATTGCGAGTGCCATAGTCGCAGGAGATCACATACTCCTGGCAGTCCTCCGGTGGCTCCTCCACATAGCTGTCATCAAAGAAGTCATACACCAGCCCTTGGGCCACCACCCATTCTCCCAGCACGAACCGCCGGTAAAAGCTGCCGGTGTACAGCCGCTGAAACCGCCGCAGGGTTTTGGGAGAGAGGGAGGGATTGTCCTCCATGGTGAAGTGGAGGTAGAGGGCGTTTTTCTCCTCCGCCTTTTGAATCCACTCCTTGTAGAACCAGTGCTCTGGCCCTTCCGGATTGCAGTTGAACCACAGCCGAGATCCCTCCACGCTGCACCGGGCGCAGGCCTGCTCCACAAAGGAGCGTGGCATCAGCGCCACCTCATCCAGCAGCACGCCGGCGAAGGTAGCCCCTTGGATGAGGGAGGCGGAGCCTTCGTCCAGACCGCCGAAGAGATAAAAGGTGTTTTGCCGGGCGCCGAAGGAGATCTCGATTCGATTCTCTGACCGCTTTTCCTGGAAGGAGAAGCCGAACTCCCGCAGCAAGGGGAGGAGTGGCTCGGTGAGATTTCTCCGCACCGAGCCGATGCTCTTGCCGCAGAAGGCCAGCTGCCTGCCGTGGAAGGCTCGCATGGCCCAGCAGACAAAGGACAGGCTCATACACAGGGTTTTTCCGCTGCGTACCGCTCCGTCGCAGATGATGCAGTCCCGCTGCGTCCATGGGGAGGAGCTGCACCACCAGGTCAGCACCTGGGTCTGCCGATGGGAAAGCTGCTCAATCAT